TCGACTACGCCCATTGGGCTCCCCAATTCGCGGTGGCGAAATCATGCATACTGGTATGATACCATTCTTGAAAAAGTGGTTTGGTGATTTGCGTAGTTGTTCCCAAGGAGGGATCCGTAATGCGTCTGCGACAGTTTTTTATCCTATTTGGCATCATCAGTTTGACGATCTCATCGTTCTTAAAAACAATCAAGGAACTGAGGAAACAAGGGTAAGGCACATGGACTATGGTGTAGTTCTAAGTGCTTTCTTTTGGAGACGCTTTAAGAACAAAGAGGACATTACATTCTTTGATCCTAATGAAGTTCCAGACTTGTATGAAGCATTTTATAAGAACACTGAACGGTTTGAAGAACTGTATGTCAAGTATGAAAAACAAAAAGGTCTTCGCAAGAAGACCATGAGTGCTGAAGAAGTATTCAAGAGTGGTATACTGAAAGAGCGTACAGACACTGGACGTATCTATCTAGTGTTCATTGACAATGTAATGAACCAGGGTCCGTTTGACCCAGAGTACCATACAATTTATCAAAGTAATTTATGTTGCGAGATCCTATTACCCACAAAATCTTTCAAACGTCTGGATGATGCTGAAGGTCGCATAGCGTTATGTACACTGGGATCAATCAACTGGGGTGCTTGTCGTAATCCCGAAGACATGCGTAGGGCTTGCCGTATATTACAGCGTAGCCTATGCAATATACTTGATTACCAAGATTTTCTAAGTATACAGAGTAAATTAAGTAATGATGAAATACAGCCATTAGGCATTGGTGTAACTAACCTAGCCTACTGGCATGCCAAACGTGGATTAAAGTACGGTGAGAAAGATGCACTACAGGAAGTTAAAAGTTGGATGGAGCATCTTGCATTTTATCTAACGGAAGCAACGGTTGAACTTGCTAAAGAGCGTGGCCCTTGTACACATAGCGAACACACACGTTATGGCAAAGGCGTATTCCCGTGGGAATTACGTGCCAAAGGTGCAAACGAACTTGCTGACTTTACTCCAGAACTAGATTGGGAAACACTTCGTACTAATATGAAACAGTACGGAGTTCGCAATGCTACATTAATGGCTGTTGCTCCCGTTGAGTCCAGCAGTGTTGTTATCAACAGCACTAACGGTATTGAAATGCCAATGAGTTTGATTAGTGTTAAAGAAAGTAAAGCAGGATCATTTGTGCAAGTTGTTCCAGAGTATCACAGATTAAAAAACAAATATCAGATGATGTGGGAACAGAAAGACTGTGACGGTTATTTGAAAACTGCGGCTGTTATTGCTGCCTATGTTGATCAAAGTATCAGTACAAACACATTTTATAATCCTGCTCACTTCCCTGACAGAAAAGTTCCAACCACACTGATTGCTAAGAACTTGATGCAGAGTCACTATTGGGGATTGAAAACTTTTTACTATAGCCTTATCAACAAGGCCGGTAGCAAAGCAGTAGAAGAAGATTCTTCTGCCATATTAGAACCAATCAACTTTGATGACGAAGAAAATTGCGAATCGTGTAAATTATAAACTATGTCAAAACAACAATACAACCTAACAACAAAAACAGACTATCTAAGTCGCAAGATGTTTCTGGATCCAGCTGGCCCGGTTACTATTCAGAGATTTGAAGAAGTCAAATACAAAAAGATTGCAGACTTTGATGCTACTGCTCGTGGTTTCTTTTGGCAACCAGAAGAAGTGAGCCTTACTAAAGACTCAAACGACTTTAAAGAAGCTAGCGAGGCAGTTAAGCATATCTTTACCAGCAATCTGCTACGTCAAACAGCCCTGGACAGTTTGCAAGGCCGTGGGCCAACACAGGTGTTCACTCCTGTGTGTAGTTTGCCAGAAGTTGAAGCACTGATGTACAACTGGGGATTTTTTGAAACAAATATTCACAGCAAGAGCTACAGTCATATTATTCGTAACATATACAATGTGCCCAAAGATGTGTTCAACACTATACATGATACTAAAGAAATTGTAGATATGGCATCCAGTGTGGGCAACTATTACGACAAGCTACATCAAATTAATTGTCGCAAAGAACTTGGCATGGAAGTCACTGAGAAAGAACATATTCGAGCAATTTGGATGGCCTTACATGCCAGCTATGCTCTCGAAGCTTTCCGTTTTATGGTATCATTTGCCACAAGTTTGGCCATGGTAGAAAACAAAATCTTTATTGGCAACGGCAACATCATCAGTTTGATTCTACAAGACGAGCTGTTACACAAAGGCTGGACAGCCTACATGATCAACCAGGTAGTAAAAGAAGACAGTCGTTTCGTTGAAGCTAAACAAGAATGTGAACAAGAAGTGTATGCCTTGTACATGGACGTGATACGTGAAGAAAAAGATTGGGCCACTTACTTGTTCAAGATGGGCCCAGTGATTGGTCTCAATGCCAACATTCTACGTGACTTTGTGGACTATACCGCAGTGGATGCACTGAAACAAATTGGTATCAAGTATCAAGCGGCCGCTCCCAGGTCAACACCTATCCCGTGGTTTAATAAACACACGGACACTAGCAAAAAACAAACAGCATTGCAAGAAAATGAATCCACAAATTATGTCATTGGCATCATGAGTGAAACATTAGATTACGATGCACTACCAGCATTATAAGGAAACATTATGAAAGCAACTATATGGTCCAAGTACCACTGCCCTTATTGCGATCAAGCATATAATTTGTTGAAAGCAAAAGGTTATCAAATTGACGAACGTAAAATCGGAGACGGTTATACCAAAGAAGAATTACTAGAAGCTGTGCCCAATGCCAGAACTGTGCCGCAAATATTTTTAGACGATAAATTAATAGGCGGGTTTACAGAACTCAAACAACATTTAGAAAAGGTATAACATGTTAATTCAAAGAGGCGTAGTAGAAGGCGAAGTAATCACTTTAAAACTAACAAGTGGAGAAGAGATTGTGGCCAAATTAGTAGAAGACGGGACAGTTTATTATAAACTGAGCAAGCCCATGGTTATTGCAATGGGTGCTAAAGGTCCAGGCCTAATGCCATACTTGTTTACAGTTAATCCTGATTCTGAAGTTAGATTGCAAAAATCTACCGTTACTGTAGCAGAAGCAACCGATGAACAATTTGCCAAACAGTTCCTCGAGAGCACAACAGGCATCGCATTGGCATAAATATTTCATGCCAGCAATTGCTCAAAAATCAGGAAGTAGTAGTATATCATGTACCGACGGTGCAAGGGGATCTCCTTGCGGCAGGAATGTCTGGCACTGGGATACTCCTACTACACAAGTGAGCGATTCAGGCAGTGGTGATGTATTTGTTGAAAATATAGGAGTTGTTCGTGATGGCGATGTAATGGCATCCCATCCAGACGGCAATCCCTGTACAAGCAGTCCAATAAATCATGCACCTGCACTAAGTACATTTAGTCCAAATGTATTTGCCAACAACAAAGCAGTTGGCCGGATTGGTGACAAATATGATTCTGACGGACATTTTGATCACACTATTTCAGCCACACAAGGCACTGTTTTTGCCAATTAAGTAGACATTTATTTCTTGACCTTGTACAGTGTGCATAAGTACTCTGTACTAACATTAAAGGATTATTAAAATGGCTACAAACAAATATCAAGAATTCACAGCAATCGTCGAAGCAATGGAAGCAGACTTTGAAAAGTTTTATGACAAAGAAGTCGGAGCAGCCGGTACTCGTGTTCGTAAGGCTTGTCAAGATTTGACCAAGTTGTGCAAAGAAACTCGTAACGACGTTACCGCAGTTAAAAACGCACGTAAAGAACCAAAGTAAGTCAACTAAATACTAGTCAAAGGCGTTGTATATGTATAGCCTGGAGACTATTATGAAACAGTTACTATTAGCAATCTCAATGTTGGCAGTGGTAGGTACAGCCAACGCACAATGGCATCATCACGGTGGATACTATCGCGGCGGGTATGGCGGTAACTGGGTCGCTCCAGCACTTATTGGTGGCGTAATTGGGTACGAACTTAATCGTCCTCGCTATTACGAACCACCAGTAGTTGTACAACAACAGCCTGTGATTGTACAACAACCTGTGATTGTACAACAACCTGTGTACTCAGCAACACCGCAACCAAACTGCACGGTGTGGACAGAAACACAACATGCTGATGGTACCATTACACGTACGAGGACTTGCACCCAATAATGGCTTATTCAGACAAAGTTATTGATCATTATGAAAATCCTCGTAACGTAGGTAGCTTTGCCAAAGATGACGAAGATGTTGGTACTGGTATGGTAGGTGCACCAGCATGCGGTGATGTTATGAAACTCCAAATTAAAGTAAATAATGTTGGAGTAATAACAGATGCCAAGTTTAAAACATATGGTTGCGGTTCAGCGATTGCGTCTAGTTCGCTCGTTACTGAATGGGTCAA